ATGCGGCGCTGGCCTGTTGTCCGCAAGGATGGATCGGATCGCGTCCTTGCTCAGCTCCTTGTGATGGAGCCGGTTGTTCTTGCGGCCCATCAGGATGCCTCTTTCTTTTCCAGCATGTGCTCAAGGCTAGCCAGATACCCCGCCATGAAGGCGTTCACTTCTCCCTGCTTCTCCTGCGGAACCTTGCGGATCGTCTCCGCCAGCTCTTCCATGGTCTCGGCCATGGTCTTGGTTGTGTCTGTCATGTGGATTCCTCCTCCTGCTCGTCGTATGGAATATAGATCTCATGGGTGCCGTCCATGTACTCAGCCTCCTCATCGCTCATCTCGTAGCCCATGCCGATCAGCATGTCATAGATGATCTCATATGTCGTGCTGCGCTTAAACGCGATACAGCTCTTGTCGTACATCCTCACCCATGGCCTGTATCCGTCCCTGTCAACCGCGCCCCAAAGCAAACCGACGCCGGCCTGGCGAAGCTTGTGGTCGGGCAGCTTCTGCATGTCGGCCAGCTCCGGCCTGGATGCATATCCGGAGCCCTTCATGGTCAGCCCTGACAGTTGCTCGGTCATTTCCTTCACGCCGTCGGGGAAGCTGCTGTGCCAACAACCTTGCGCCAGCACCATCACATACGCCCGAAGGATTGCTGTCTCGTTCCACTCGATATCAGCTCCGGAGAACAGCCACTCGTATCGCATCTGCCTGAACTTCTCGTCCAATGCTTCTGCCTGCGCGGCTCGTTGGCTTACATAAGCTGACCGCTTCTCACGCATCAGCTTTTCCTTGTCCTCTTCGCTTTCGATACTCTCACGCAGCAGTTTGATGCTGTTGTAGCGTCTGTCTACCAGGTAATAGTAGTGCCGGTTTTTTACGTCATCCGGCATTTTGAGCTTGTCCACCTCGGATTGCGTGAAACGGTACCAGGCTGTAACATATCCCATGGGAACAACCTTTGCTCCCACATATCCCTGCTTTTCGACTTCTGTGGCGAATGTTTCCAGCCAGTCGATCACTTTCTGCATGTACTGCGCCTGCTTCAGCTCGTCCAGTTTGTCGCGGATCCGCCGCTTGAGAGATGGCGTCCCCACATGCTCCAGCATGGCGTCGCGATGCTCCTCCGGCAGTTTCTCCAACTCCATGAAGTCGCTGATCGTTCCGCCTCGGACGATCGCCGCTGCAGCTTTCCCGGCGTCATACTTTGCCATGATCACGCGGCGCTCGACGGCGTCTTTGCGGAGGCCGGTTCGCTTTGAAATCTCGCCCACATCCATGCCCAGATCCATCATCATCTGTACGCCCTGGGCCTGCTCGGTGAGCTTCAGATCCACGCGCTGCATGTTCTCCGCCATCATCGTTGCCAGTTGTGTCTTATAGTCCATGTCGGAGATGATGCAGGGCAGTTCCTTCAAGCCGGCAGCTTTCGACGCCTCCATGCGTCGGTTACCAATGACCACCCACCAGGTTTCTTCGTCGTTCGGATTCGGCACGACGGTCAGGTTCTGCATCACGCCCGATACTTTTATGCTGGCGTCAGCTCCTTCAGGTCCCCCAGGTCTTTACGCGGATTGTCGGGGTGGTGCTCCAGTGCTTCGACGGGTATCATCATGATATCGTGCATGGCGTTACACTCCTTTGTTTGATCTCTTGCGCACATGCTCTGCGTCCGCAGATATATTTTCTTACACTGTTTTATATCTGCATATATAAAATACCACACAATTTTATAGCTGTCAATATATTTTAAAGAAAAATTTTAATAAATTTACACTTGCAGATATATTCCACTTGTGTTATACTGTCTGCGAGGAGGTGAATACACCATGAAAGACCGCATTCGAAAAATACGAAAGGATCTCAACCTAAACCAAACCGAATTCGGCAAAGAACTTGGCTGCACCCAGGCGGCTATCACTTCATACGAAACCGGACGAGTGATCCCTGATAAATCTGTTCGGCTTCTTATCTGTTCCAAGTTCAACGTCAACGAAGCCTGGCTTGACTCCGGTGAGGGCGATCCGTACCATGAAGGAATGATCCCTTCGCTTGCTGAATCTTTACAAAGCATGCCCGACGTTGCCGCCACTCTTGAGCGATTGCTCCCCAATCTGTCACCCGATGATCTTGCTTTTTTCAATGAACTCATTAAGCGCACTTTTCATTTGGACTAAAAAAGAGCTGCCAACCGGCAGCTCTTTTTCTGCGTTCGCTTGTACGTTCGGTTCGTATGGGTGTAGGATGGAAGAAAAAGCAAAGGGTGATATACGTGATAAATTTTCTCAGAATCCTTTTGTTTGCGTTGGCCGTCTATAAGGTCGTTACTGGCGGCTTGGTGTGGGCTTTCCTCCTTGCCCCTCTTCTCTTCGGCTGGACAAAAGGATGGAAAGAAGGCACGAAAGAAGTAGAAGAATCTCATTTGCGTAGCAAAGTTGCCATCGTTGCAGTTCTCGTAATATTGGCCCTGCTTGTCGCTGCGTATTTTGCTTTCCGGGTTGTATAACTTTCTAACAACCATCAGGATGAATAAAAGTAAAGGAGTCGCATATGAATCACAGAACAGCACCGCAGTATCCCGGTTCCCCAGACGATCTTGAAAAGAAAAAGGTCTTTCTGTTTGTCGCTGCGTTGATTCTCATGGGCATTGTATATGTTCTTGTTTCCCCGCTTCTTGAGAATGCAAAGCTGCTTGCATTCTGCATCATCGTTCCTTCGTGGATAGCAATATTTGTTTTTCACAACAGCATAGATAAGTGGATAAAAAATGACTATTCAGAAAAAAGGCGTGTGTGGTGTGACTTCTGGGAGTCCTACCATGAAGAGTTGAAGCAAAAGAAACGTGAATACGACACGCTTCCCGATGGTGACGAGAAACTGGAGCTGAAATACGAAATCGCTCAGATGGAGAAGTACTGGCATCAGTTTGATAACTACGCATAATAAGACCCCGCCTTCCGGCGGGGCTTTTCTTATTTCTTCTTTCTCGTCGGTCTGCGCTCGTCTGCGATGCTCTTGCTCAGGAAAGGCTTCAGCTGCTCAATGGCCTCCACCAGGTACGGCTCCTCGATCTGGTCAACGATCATGTGCAGCTTCTCTCGGGGGTAACGGTCACGCGTCTGCTTCATGGGTGTGCTCCTCTCTGTATCGTTTGTTAAGGCTCCGCGCCGCATAGGGCTGCAGCAGCCACTTAACCATTGCCAGGTCTCCCTCGTCCTCGATCATGTCCACCAGCTTGTGGATCCACTCCCGGGTGCTCATGCCGTCCTCGGTGTTCTTCATCCTTTGATATCCTTTCTTCTTGGCGGCTCCGGGCCGCTCCTGTGGTGTATTATCTCACGGCGTTGCGCTTTATCTCATTTTGTCGACATGATTTGGCGTGTTCGCTTTACGTTCGCCTTTCCGATCTGATACAATATCAATATTATAGATTCGGCAGATTCGATTGACCTTCACATCCTGCCGTTTCTTCCTTGTTCGTGGATGATCTTCCATACCTCAATACCTCCTGATGGTATCATCATACCATGGGATATCCATTCCATCCATAAGCATTTGACGCAAAAACGCCCTCATATGCGCTCACGCCCCCTCCCATTTTTGAGAAAGGACGCCCCACACACATGAAGACGCAGATCTTGGAGAAACTGAACGACCTGAAGAACCAGTCCGGAAAGTCCTTTGAGGATATCCGCGCCGCCCTCGGCTTTGCTACCTCCACCCTCCACCGCTGGCATAAGGGTGAGAGCACGCCTGACATTGATGATCTGACCGCACTGGTGGAATTCTACGGGGGATCCATGGAGGAGCTGTTTGCCGCCGTCGGCAAGCAGGAGCTGACCGCCACGCAGGCCATCGGCTATCAGGGCGCCGAGGTCATGGTGGAGCACTTCAAGGCCCAGCTCGCCGCCAAGGACGAGAAGTACGCGATCCTGCAGGCCCACCACGAACAGCGCATCGAGGAAATCAACGCCCACCATGAAAAGTCTGTTGAATACCTCAAGTCCGAGGTGGAGCGTCTTCGTGGCGAGAGGGATTCCGCCCGGAGCACAAGCCTTGATGTTGTCGGCAAGAAGCAGCGCGTGTTCATCGTCCTCTCTGCCATTTGCATTGCCATGGGCATCGCCATCTCCCTGCTGATTGTCCTGCTCATTATCTCATTCAAGACCGACGCCATTATTTAAGGAGGCCCCCATGAACTGCCGCAAGTGTTCCCGCGTCCTCCCGGAGGACGCTATCTTTTGCTGCTACTGCGGCATCCGGCAGGAATCGAAGCCTCGCGGAAGCAAGCGTGCCAATGGCACAGGCTGGGCGCGCAAGCGTGGCCGTACCTGGACTTCCGGCGTCATTGTCGGATATAATAGTGATGGTTCTCCCGACACCATCACTCTTGGTGGCTTTCCGACAAAAAGCGCCGCCATTGATTTTGTCCCTGCGTTAAAGGCGGCTGTCCGCATCCCCAAGGCGGAGCGCAATACCGTTCTGCGCCAGGCATCAAAGCACCTCACCATTGACGAGGCTCTCTTCGTCATAAAGTCCTACAACAAAAAAACGGACGTCGACACGTCCACGTTCCGGGAAATTTATGACCGCTGGCAGCCTTTCTACGAGCCTCGTATTGATAAATCTACGATGAATGGCCACCGTGCTGCCATGTCCTACTTTAAGGATCTGTGGGGAATCCCTTTTGCGCAGCTCAGCGCTGACGATTTGCAGGACTGCATTGACGCCTGTCCCAAGGGCCGCCGCACGCGCGAGAACATGAAGTCCCTCGGCAAGCGTCTGTACGAGTACGCCATCGGTCGCAAGCTTGTGTCCATCAATTGTGCGGATTATGTCTACATCCCCAAGGAAATCGAAAAGCGCCGCGCCGCGTTAACTCCTGCGCAGGTAGAACTCATCCGCCAGCAGATCGGCAAGTATCCCTATGCTGAATACGTATACTGCCTCTGCTACCTTGGCTTCCGTCCCAACGAGATGCTGAGCCTTGAAAAGGACTCCTACCGCGTACAGGACGGCGTGGAGTTTCTCGTCGGAGGCTTCAAGACGTCCGCCGGTACAGACCGCGCTGTTACCATCGCCCCGCAGATCCGCAGCATCATCCGTCGGCTTCTTGATGCTCCCGGCGATCTTCTTTTCCCCGGCCCTGACGGCGAGCAGATCGACGATGAATACCTGCGCGAGAAGATCTTCTACCCGCTGCTTGCCCACCTTGGTATCCAGCCTATCCCGGATCGCGGCCAGCACGCCGACTTGGTTCCTTACAGCTGCCGGCACTACTTCTCCAATCTTCTGAAGAATGCGTCCGGTACAGACAAGGACAAGGCCGCCTTGATGGGCCACAGCGATTACGAGACCACAAAGCGTGTATACCAGTCCGAGGACTTGGCTGCCATGCAGCGAATCACCAATTCTTTTGCATAAATCCTGTGTTGTACATGTCATGTACAAATGCACTTCAAAGCCAGTAAAATGCCCGTTTTTGTTTGGTTCGGGACCAAAAGGCCGCGGGTTCGAATCCCGCCACTTCGACACAAGCAGGGGCCTTGAAATGTAGTGATTTCAAGGCCCCTGCGTTTTTTGTATCGTAAGTATTTTTTCAAATAGTTGTGCTGTGTTTTGTGAAATTGTGTTTCGTAGTGTACATTGTCGCGTACAGTGTATTGTACGCTATGTTGTACAACGCCAAAAGCCGCCCCTTGCGAGGCGGCCCGCACGTCATTTGTCGTGCTTGACGATGTGCTTCACATACTCCTCCACCTTGTTGTCCTTGGCGTCGGGATCCTCCAGGAAGCACTTGGCCAGGTGTGCGTAGAACTCCGGCTTGTCCACACCGAATTTCTTGCCCACATGGTGGTAGTCCGCGTACATGGCATTCATCGCCCAGTAAAACTCCATCAGGCGCTGCTGGCCGGTGATGCCCATGTTCATGGCGTACTGCTGTGCCTGGTGCCAGGTGTACTTGCCGCCGCGCACGCCTTCGCCGTCCTCCATCTCCTCCACCCAGCGGGTGATGGTCTCCTTGTCCAGAGGCTTCTGCTCGTTGGACTGGAATCCGATCTGACGCTGGCTGCCCTCTCGCTGGTTCAGCGGATCCGTGCGGTGGGTGAAATACCTCACGTTCCCGTAGCCGCCATCAGGGCGGGCGTAGTCGATCTCGCCGGCTGAGGTCTTCCCGTCGGTCATGCGGGGCATGTAAGCCTTGGGCTCCTGCTTGCGGTATACCTCCGGCTGTCCGCCATAGGGATTCTGCCCGTCAGGCTCCTCGCCCATCCTGCGCATGTCGTTCCCCTCCAGATACGGGGGGATGTGGTAGCCCATGCTGGTGCCCTCCATGTACCGGCCCCGGCTGTCACGCTGACGCCGCATCTCAGGCGGATCCATCATGGTCATCTGGCCGCCTTCCATGTAGCGGCCGCGTCCGTCGCGCTGCTGGCCAGCTCTCGCCATCGCCATCATGCGCATACCGCTGGACATCTTACCCATTACGCGCCACCTCCTTCAGCGGCAGGAGCCGTGCCGTCAATGCTGGCAAGGCTATACTTGGGGCCGCAAGTGATGGGCTGAGTCAGCCGGAATGTACCGGTTGTGCCGTCCGTCACGACGCGGGCCGGGTACTTGGTGCGGGTGCGGATGGATGCTGCCGTGATGGTCTGGCAGCAGTTGCCCAGCAGCGGGTATTCCTCGGTTCCGTCGCCAATGGTGATGACCACAGGCGCGGTGATGGTAGTCGCTGCGGGGATTGTCTGCGCCACCACGATGCAGTAGCGCCCGCCGTTGTTGTAACTGCCAGCAGGCAGATTGATGGTCAGCGTCCCGTCCGCAAATGTGACTGCTTGGCTGATGATCAGCCGCTTGCACAGAGTGCAGATGTTATTGCAAGACATATGTTACTCCTTTCTCAAGGGGCAGGGCGTACACCCTGCCCCCGAATTGTTGTGTTGTCAGGCGCAGCCGCAACCGCAGTTTCCGCCATTGTAGCCGTAGCCCACGCCCAGGGGATTGCCGTAGCAGCAGTTGGGGTTCGGGACCACGTAGGCGGGCACGGGGCAATCACGGCCCAGCCGGCGAATCAATTCGGCAGTCTGGGCGTCCTGGTTAGCGGTGATGAAGGCGTTCTGCTGTGCCTGAGAGGCCGCAAACTTCAGTGCCTGATTCTCCGCAGTCAGGGTGGAGATCTTGTCCTGAGTCAGGAAGTCCAGGATCGCGCGGGTATTGGCATTCTGGTTGTCCATCAGGTCGCGGGTGGTGTTCTGGATCAGGTTGCGGGTGTCGCACGCCTGGGTGGCCATGTCGTAGCGCACCTGGGCGATGGCCGCGCGGTTCTCGCAGCAGCAGTCGCTCAGCTGGTGGCTGAGGTCGCAAAGGCCGCGATCCACGCCGTGGAAACCTGTCATCAGGGAGTTGTTGAGGGCGTAGGTCGCGTCCGCGATGCCCTGCTGGATGGCAGTGATGCCGCTGGTGATGTTGTTGAGCGCGAAGCCCTCGTTGATGTCAGCGCGGGTCGCCATGCCCTGCAGGCCAGCGCCGCCGCCGAAACCACCGAAGCCACCGCCCCAGCCCAGACCGCCGCCCAGCAGCGCGATCAGCAGGAGGATGCCCAGCCAGCCGCCGGAGCCGCCGCCGAACCAATCACCGCCGGAGTTGTTGTTGTCCTGTCCCATGGCGTAGCCCATGGCAAAATTCTCGTCCATAGTATTTCTCCTTTCTGTTGTTGGGGGATTTATGCTAAAGGCCGCGTGCACTCAGCCTCTGCATCATTTGATGCCCAGCCTCTCCATGAGGGCCGGAATGGTCACGCCGCGCTTGGCGGCAAGGGATTGAATGATACCGGTCACCGCCTGCGGAGCGTTGCCGCTGATGATGTCCATCGCCTGCTTGACGGTCGGATCCTTCCTCGCCAGTTGGGGCAGCACATCCTGCGGGCGCTTGCCGGCGCGGGCTGCTTCCATCAGCTGACGCATGGTGTCGTTATTCGTCGGATTCTGCTGCGGGCTTTGCCTTCCGAACAGGCTGCTTGCCATTGGCGATCATCTCCTTTAATTCGTTGAATTCCTCCCGGGTGACGTACTCGGGCTGTGCAGACGGGGCAGCCTCCTGCACCGGTGCAAACTGGTATGCCTGGATGGTCGGGTATCCGCCAGCATCGGTGCGCTTGAGGTAGAACACGTCACGGTTCCCATCAAAGAGCGCCACCTCAGAGTTGGGCGCCAGAGGGTATGCCTTCGCGCCCTCCAGACCGGTCACCTGTATCAGGCCCGGTGCCGTCTGCTGCTGTGGGATCGGGGCCGTCGGCGTGTAGTAGCTGCGCGCCGGTGCCTGTGGCTGCTGGTACTGCATCGGGTAGGGGTTGCCGTAGGGCTGATTGAACATCGACATTTCGCATCGCCTCCTTGCACCAAAATTCTCTCACTTTCTGCCGTTTTTCACGATGAAAGGACAGGGCAGCTTCAGTGCAAGAAAAGTGCAATTTCAGGGCAAAACAAAAAAGCCCACCCCGAAGGGTGGCCCGTGGCTCAGATTACTTTGTTTTTGTGTCTGTTCACGACGTACTTCACGCCGCGTGGTGACATGCCGACCTCTTCAGCCAGCGCCTCATAGGTGATTCCGTCGATCAGCTTGCGGGCCATGATTTGCCGATCCCGCTTGGAGTGGATGCGTTCGCGGATGTTGTTCGCAAGAGTGCTGTTATCAATGTCCGTCGCGCACCACCCCCTTTACATCAGCGGCGTCTGCGGCTCTTCGTCCTCCGCCTCTTCCTCTTCCGGCTTTTCATCGATGATGGGATTGTCCCAGTGCCCGAAGTGCTGGCGGACGGTCGCTTCAATCAAATCCACGTCCACCGTGTAGCCCTTGCGCTTGATGTACTCCTCTGCGTAGCGCAGCTTGTCGCGGCCCCAGCCGGAGCCGTACACCTGCTCAGCCGCGAACACGGCAGTGCGGGTGATGTTGACCAGCGCCTCCCACTGCTGAGCGTTGGCCTTGGACTTGATCCAGGGGATCACAAAAGCGGTGATGATCGCAGACAGCAGCATGATGACCAGCTGCAGGATGGGGGTCAGATCGATGGTGATGTTCTCCATGGTGTTTCTCCTTTCTTATCCAATGACGCGCCAGTCAGTTGCCAGCATGTCTGCTTGAGAGGCAAGCCAGCCCAGCTGCACGCCACTTGTCCCGACGAATGCAAATGCCTGATTACCAATGGCATCATGCTCGGCGTTCACAATGTCTCCATTGCTGTTTTTGTAGGAGATGCAAGTCGCAATCTCCACATACTGATTCTTGCCGTTCCAGCCAGCTCTGGCAATCCGTGCACCTTCCTTGGCGCGGTCAATGGCTTCTCCGAATGTCATTGTGTTTCTCCTTTCTTACCAATCCGGAATGCACTTGTTCTCGGACTTCTTATAGGCGTCAAGATACCATTCTTTCTTGTCGCCGTTGTAGGTGACTTCGTAGTACATTCCATCATGCATCGTGGTCGAAATCAGATACTTCCAGTTCTGCAGGATTTTGCACTTCCATACGATGAACACACCGAATGTGGTGGCAGTATCCGACTTGTCCAGGTGCTTGTTAGCATAGTCTCTGACAAGACTCATTGCCTTTACGTCCATGTCCATTGGCTATTTCCCCTTTCTTTACGTCACAACTTCCCACGACAGTACCTCTTTGTGGATTTTGTCGATGAAACTGTTGCCCTTCAGGGCCTTGTACGCCTCGTACAGCATCAGGAAATTTTCCAGCTCGTACTGCCGGATGACTTTCTTGTCCCGGTTGTGGTAGTAGATCACCAGCATGTCCGAGCGCATCAGGCAGCGCTGGCCGTTGGCAATCTTGCGGTTGCTGACGATGATGGGCGTGATGGCGCCGATCAGCACCGCCAGCTCTGCCACAAGCGCCGCCAGGGATGTGAGGTTATCCAATGGACTCACCGCCTTCCGCGCCGAACACGGCAGCTTCAAGCCTTGCCAAACGCTCCTCGACGGTCAGCGGAGCAGGCTTCGGCTCTGTCGGTTCTGACGGTTCCGCAGGTTCCACCGCCTTGAGCTCTGCCCAGGTGGCCGCGCCAATGATACCGTCCGGGGACAGGCCGTGGTCGTGCTGGAAGGCTCTGACAGCACTCAGCGTCTCGCCGCCGAAGATGCCGTCCGCGCCGGTCTTGCCCACGTCGTAGCCAGCCGCCATGAGCGCTTCCTGCGCCTCTTTGACAGCGTCGCCCTTGCTGCCCTTACGCAGCGTCGGCAGGGATTTCTCCAGGGGTTCACGGTCCATGTAGGTCACTTCTACGCCCTCCTTGATTGCATCCGCCACCGCCTGCCGGTAATCGTCCATCGTCATGCCGTAGCGCTTCAGCCAGTCGGTGATGTCCGCGTGATTGCTGGCCAGCTTCAGCCGGTGCAGCTCGCTGTGATCCATCACGGCCAGGGCGTCACCTTCCTTGTAGGTGTACAGCACCGCGTCCGGGGCCACACCGATGACCTGGCACAGGTGCGCCGTCAGGCTGACGGAGATGTCCATGACCGCCGCCTGGAAGTAAGCGTCGTCGTTGATGTCGGCGGCGATCTCGAAGCCGATGTACCCCAGCTTGTTGGCGTTGCCGTTCTCCTTGCTGCCGGAGAGCCAGCAGCGGTAGTTCCACGGCAGGGTTTGGTAGCACGCTACGGTGCCGTCGTCCAGCCTGCCGATGTAGGCGCTGGCCAGCACGTCGCCGCCAGGGCGGTTGTGGTGGTTGCTGTAGCGGTTTTTGCCCAGCAGACCGTCATCCGGACCGACCCAGCGTTTGAGGTAGGACGCGCCGGACACCGTCCGATGCACCTGCACGCCGCGCGGCGTCTGCTTCTGCGCGGCCCGGTAGCAGTCGGAATCCCGGGCGAAATACCGGTAGATGGTCAGTTTTCTCATGAGTCACCTCTCCTTACTCGCCGCCAGCAGGGCTGCGGTCACAAAGCCCACAGCAGCCGCCAGCGGGATGATCCATAAAAGATGCAATGCGCTCAGCATCAGACCGCCTCCTGACATTCAATGAGCATCTGCAGGAACTGCAGCAGCAGCGTGTAGTCCGCTTCAAGAATCTTCGCCGTGTGCCGTGTTCCGCCGTGGAGCAGATAACCGTCGATGTCCTGCATCTCCACCGCACCGCCCTCAATGCCCATGTAGTCCATGTAGCTGCGGGTCTTGCCGTAGGTTTCGCCGGGGGCTTGCCCCATGTCGTAGAAGGACAGGTCGTAGTTGACGCACATCGTTTCCGCGATGGCTGCCAGATGGTCGCTGTACTTGGCTTGATTCCGCCCCAGCATGTAGGCGCACATGCCCGAGTTTTTGTTTTCGCCATCGGCAAGCGCTGCACCCAGCGCATGATTCGCCAGCGCGATCTTCGTGCCGGATTCCACCAGCGTATTCATGAAATACTGCGTCTCATTTTCGCTGCCGCCATATTCACCATGACGGGTGTCGGAATCATTGCCCCAGCCGGGCGTGTCGAAGTTGCGGTCAAGGTTCACCCCGTTGGAATTGACATAGCCGCCAGCCCGTCCGTAGCCCCACGGGTTAATCAGCGGACAGAAGATGACCATGTACTCGGATTTGAGCATGTTCAGCATGGGATTATCCGCCTGCTTGCACTCGCACAAATCTTTAATGAGCCGCGCGGAGATGATGGCAGGTTCCGCAGGGTCGCCGTTGGCGTTGCCGCCATGCTCGTTCGAGCCGATGACCAGCACGGGCGGACGCTGGAACTTGCCGTTCCTGTCGCCCAGCGGGTAGCGGTTGTAGGTATTGCCGCTTGCGTCAGTCAGCACATCGGAGGCAATGCTTGCAATCGTGCTGATGTTTGCATTGCTGGCGTTACGGATGGCATTGTGGTGCGTCCCAACCCTGCGTGCATCGTAATCCGTGAACGTGTACACCAACGTGGGCGCAACGTCCTTCGTGGCATTGCGGGTGAAGGTCAGCCCATTGACCGTGCGGGTCTGGTTGGGCGTATCCACCGCCGACACCGTGGCGTATGCTGTGCCGATGTAGGGCGTGGTGTACATGGTATCGCCAATGCGGGGAGAAACGCTCCTGCTGTAGACAGTCGTACTGCCGGACGCCCACGCATACATCGCCGGATAATTCGGCTTCACCCATGCGTCATAGGTGCGGCGGGAACAGGTATAGCGATTCCAGTCATATGTGCCGGATTCGTCCTTGCCCAGCGTTTCCTTGGTCAGGCAGCGCGGATGCTTGGCGACCAACGCGTCGATGTAGTCGTAAATATCCTGTGCGCCGATGTTCTCTGCGTCAAAGTCCGCCGTTTCGCTGCCATCAGCAGGAAGCTGGGGAGAAGGCGCGTAGACCATCTGCTGCGTCGGGATTTTCAGCGCACCGACGGCTTTTTCCAGCGCGACCACCCTGTCCTCGTAATCCGCTGCCTGATAGGCACGGCCCGTGCTTCCCCATGCGTAGGTGATGGTCGTGCCGCCCGGCGTGGTGGTCACGGTGATGGGCTGGTTGATGGTCAGGATCAAGTCCGCCCCTTTGCCGTATGCATTGATTCGAATATACGCGGCGTTGGCAATCTGCGAAACCCATCCCGTCGGGTTGGTCGCGTCAATTGTCGTTACGCCATCGGAATCTTGGCTGATGACGATTCCGGCGGTTGAGCCACCCGCATAGTCACTTTCCGCGATGGTACACGTCTTTGCTTTGCTCGAATCATAGAAAGCAATGTAAAATGCAGTGCCACCAGACGAGGCCGTTGCGCCCAGCCACGTCGCACCCTTGATGCGGATAATATCGCTTTGCTTGAAGGGAATAAAGCCCGTAGTTACGGAACCGGGCGCTGCGGAGCCGCTGACACTGCCGCTGGATGAAAGGCGCACGTCATCCTTATATCCCACACCATTGTATATGCTTCCATCCGTATCTGTGGAGGTGGGGACTAAGTTGGTGTAATTCTCCACCGTTTCACCCTCGGTGGATTCCTCGTGCCGCATATAGGCGTAGATGTACCCGTCCGGCAGCACATACAGCCGGGAGGTATCGGTGCAATCCTCGATGCTGTTGGCAAACAGCGGCGTCCCCTGATCGCCCATGATCTCTGCCTTGTCGGCAGAAGTCCAGTAGTCCACCCCTTTGACGGGGGTGTAGCCGTCGAGGCCATCCGTTCCCGGAATGCCTTGTTCACCCGGAACACCCTGAGCACCCTTGAGGTTCTTGAACTCAAAAGCAAAGGTTCTCGCAGTCGAAGTACCTCCGGCGGTCACTGTCACGGAAGGTGTGCCCGTGTTTGCATCAACCGTAGCCGTAGCGCCAGTGATCGTGCCAGCAGTACCATTCGTTCCCTTGATACTGGTGTAGTTGCCGAGGTACACATAGGATTCATCGACCATCGCAACAGGGTACAGGTATACGGATCGCATGACAGTGTCGCCAACGTACACCGCATCCACATTTGCCTCGGTCTTCACAGTCTCCAAAGGAATCTTGTACTTGATCGCGATTCCCGTATCTCCAGTGCTGCTGGAGCTGGTGGTGGCAGTTGTGACACGCAGGATGCCGATGCCGCGAGGGCCGTCTGCACCCGGACTACCATCAGCACCCGGACTACCGTCCTGACCGGGACTACCAGCATCGCCCTTCTCACCTTTGAGGTTAGCAGAAGAAGTACCGCTTGCAGACGTGACAGTCAAGGTCGTGCCGCTCCAACTATGTGTAACGGATACGCCGTCTTTACCGTCCTGACCCGGCTGACCATCGCTACCGTCCTTACCGGGGCTACCATCTTCGCCGTCAAAATAGTCAACACCCTTAACTGGCGTGTAACCATCAGCACCCGCAGGGCCGGGACTTCCGGGATCGCCCTTCTCACCCTTGATATTCACAGGCGCAGGGTTCGCAAGTCCCTTGTCATTCGTCCAAGACAGCACACCACCAGCAGAAACACTGGGGGTAAACGTTGCGCCGTTCTCGCCAGAGCCGTCAGAGCCGCCAGTCCCAGCGTTTTCGGCAATCTTATTGTGCGTGTAGGTCATGGTGTCGGCGATGTAGCTGACAGCCATACCCGCACCCACATTATTGCTAATGATGGTGTTCGGATACTGGCTCGTCATGGCACGGAACGCATTCATCTCTCCGTCTGACAGCGGTGTTTCAACCGTCTCAATCGGGTAATACAGGGTCAACGGCGTGCCCGCTGCATACTGCTCCGCCAGATAAGCCTTGAATGCATCGCTGCTCATCGTCGTAGCAACCCATACCCGCGCATGCTGATCTGAGAAGAGGTCATCTTGGACACCAATATAGTCCTGCACTCCATTGTATGCGCTATTCATGCTGTAACTGAAATGGGTGCAAAGGCCAACGTCCATTCCTTTTCGGGGCGGAATGTTTGCGTCGCAATACATGATGGAAACTCCATCAACGCTATTAGCCACAGCCCATGACGTTGTACCATCGAATGTCACTCTTTCGATATTCCGCACATACACACCACGTCCGAAGTCCACCTCATCGCAAAGCCATTCCTGACCGCTTGCACCCATGTAGCTGCTGCCACCTGCGACAGGGATGCCCGGCAGACCGTTCGGTGTGAGTGCAGTGACAGAACCGCCGCCCTCAATGCTGACGGTGATGCTTCCGTTTTGTCCGGCGTGTACCATCTGCACAGGCGCGGTAGGCGTAGGACGGCCCTGCTGCGATGTCCAGCCGAACAGGCGCATGGCAACGAGGGGACGCGCTGCGCTGTCCGTGATAGAAATAATGTCGCCCGCTACCGAGGTGATGATTGCAGGGGCGGTGGTCTTGGACATCTCCTCAGAAATTGCAGCAATCTGCGCCCTCGCCTCAGTGTCCACGCCGGAGCCGTCCTTGCCAGGCTTGCCATTAAGCACATCAAAGCTGCGCGTCCCAGCAGCGTCGGTGACTGTTACGCGGTGACCGTCTGTGATATTACTGACCGTCACTTCGGGCGATACGCCCGGATCCCCCTTGGCGCCGGGATCGCCCTGGGGGCCGGTCTTACCCGTTGCACCGGTCGCGCCTGTGTCGCCCTTCACTCCCTGAGGGCCTACGAGTCCACGCGGGCCCTGAGCGCCCTGCGGCCCCACCGGCCCTACGGGTCCTGCTTCACCACGGGGGCCTTGGGAGCCCTGCACGCCCTGCGGCCCTTCCGGCCCCACGTCTCCCTGCACGCCCTTCTGGCCGTCGTATACTTCAAAGGTGTACGCAGGCTGGCCGTCCACGTCGATCACGTACCTGCGCATGCCGCCTGTCCCATTGAAGATGGGCTTTTCGCGCACATAGACGTTGGTGATCATGGATCCGGCATCGCCTTTGGGGCCGGTGGCGGTCACGCCGCTGTCTTCGAATGTGCCGCTCTCCGCGTGCCACATCATCCAGTTGCCGCTCTCGCCCACATAGGGCATCTTGTCCACAGCCTCCTGGGCATCCTGTGCCGCCTGGAATACCTCCTGCACCCAGCCCAGTACAGGCTCCGGGGCCTCGCCCACAGTGCCGCTCAGGCTGTGTCCGATCAGCGTCTCCACCACACGGCTGCGCAGCTCCACGTCGTTGTCATCCGTCAGGATGATCTGCAGCTTTCCGCTGCCCGCGATCTCCACATCCGCACGGGTGGGCGTCCACAGCAGGTGACCACTCACGATCCTGCTGTTCGCCGGGTAGTATACTTCCTCGCCAGGCCGCTGCACCAGCATGTTGATGGCCGCTCCCGGCCAGGTGACCAGCCATTCGCTCACGTCGATGTCGATGGGGCGGCTGTTGCTTTCCCCCTGCCAGCCCAGCGGCAGGCGCGTCAGTGTTCCAATGGTGTAGCCCATTGCGGGTCGCCTCCTTTCATTCGCTTCCAGCATAGCGGATAAGGAGGCAATATGAGAGCCGCAAAACAAAGGGGCAGGAGATTTTTCTCCTGCCCGGTCGTTTATTTGGTTTCAAACCACTTCTGAATTTCCTTCAGCTTCTTCTGCCGGTCGTACCCCAGCGCCTCGTAGGCCGTCAGGATCCGCGCCTGCAGATCCGCGTAGCCCTTGCCCGCCTTCTTCGCGTCGATCAGCCGCTGCTTGAATCCATTGGTGATCTGCGTTGCCAGGGTGGTTTTGCTCACGCCGTGATCCATGTACTCCTTGATGGTGGCCTTGAGGTTTTCCCCCGTCTCCACCGCCTGCAGGAAGTCGTCATACTTCCGGTATTCGCCGGCCGCAATGCCCTCGTCCCGCATCTCGTTCCACTTGTCCACTTCCCACCAGGCGTCGTTCTCATCGTCCGCAGCGCCGATCTTCATCAGATACTGGATCGCCGCGTCCTCCTCCGCGCGCCCTGCGATGTAAGCATCCCGCAGCGCATCCTTCAGGCCATCCTTCAGGCTGTCCTCGCTCACCATCTTGCTCAGCAGCATGTACTCCCGGTAGTCCTCCGCCTTCTGCGTGTCGCCCTTCATTTCCGCCGCCACGATCCGCTCGTAGTACGCCGCGTTCTTGGTGCTGTAGAAGGGGACGTTCTCCAGCAGAGCCTCTGCCATGCCGGTCCCCGTGGGGGCGTTCCATTGGCTGTTCAGGATGAGGTTGCGCGTCCTGCGGATCTCTCGGCTGATGTTCTTCGCCGGCAGTCCTGCCATGTTGGCCAGCGTGCCGATGAAGTTCTCATAGTCCTTCCAGGACAGATCCTTCTCAGGATCCGTTGCCTTGCTGAAGAAGGTCTTTCCGTAGTCGATGATGTCCGCGATCGCCGCCATGTCCGGCCGCTCCACGCTGTAGCCCTCAAGCATGCTCATCAGGTCGCTCACGTAGGGGATCATGCTCAGCGGGTTCAGGTTGTCGCGGATGTTCGCCGTCGCGCGGTCCGCATAGCGTTCCAAAACGTTCCGCTTGTCCTCGTCATCATTCCACGCCTGAGCCAGCGCCGCCATCGCGCCCGCCAGCACCTGGGATACGATCACGCCGCCCAGGATCTTCCCGCGCTGCTTCTTGTCGTGCTTGCCCATGAAAGCGTCGTACAGCATGTTCAGGCTCAGCGTAGGTTCGGACATAAAACTGGTGGCAATCTTGTGCAGGGCGTTCTTGCTGCGCATCAGGTCGCTGCGGGTGATGACGCTGTCGTATACCTGGGTGTGGTCGATCACGTCGTCGAAGCGTTCTCCGCACATCCGCAGGAATTCCTCGCTGGTCTGATCCATGTCCGGGTGCAGCGCCGCCTGTTCGGCCTTCACAGCCTTCCAGATCAGGCCCCAGGTCCATTGGTCAGCCTTGCCCGGAGCCGCCGTCAGCCAGTCCAGCGCGCGCTTGTAGGCAGCCTTTCCGGCCTCCCACTTGCTCTCTGCCTTCAGGCGGCTGTATGCCTCCATTGCGGTCAGATGCTCGTCGGAGATGTACTGGGTCGCCGTCAGGCCCATGCCCACGTCAAATTTGCCCATGTCCTTGATGACCGCCGTGCCGGCGTACTTCATCATCTCATCCCATGTGCCCTTGCCGGGGCGGTAGAAGGGATTCTGCGCGAAGTACTTCGGGCTGATGTACGCCATCGCCCTTGCCATGGCCGTGGGCTGCTGCAGCACCACGCTGGCAGAGGCCATCACCGCGCCGCGCTTGAACATGCCGATCATGGCATTCACGCCCTTGGTCGCCCGTTCGTCGCCGTTGGCCGCGCCGTTTAGATCCTTCAGCAGGTTGGTCATGTAGTCCTGGCTGGCTTTGCCGTACTTCTGCCCGATCAGGGCGCGGATGGTGTTGGTGGTTCCGTCGCGCTCCATCACCTTGTGGTTCAGCAGGCGCTTCATGTTCTCGATGGGCTCCACCAGTGCGGCGTAGGTCGCCATCTTGTGGATGTGCTCCGCCACCGTGTCGGTCAGTCCGCCTACCACCAGCGTGGCGTTGGCCTTGTGCTGTACCTTGTGGGTGAATCCGCTGTTGCGGATCCGGCCCGTCCCTGCATCCACGCCCTGGGGGCCTTCATCGCCGCGCTGGTAGCGCTGCTCTGCCGCCACATGGAAGGGGATGTAGTACTTCTCCGTGAATTTTCGGTAGCCGTACATGGCCATGGAGGCCGCATTGCCGTAGTCCGCCATGTTCGTGGACAGGAATCCCACCAGCTCGTCCGCATAGGCCTTCTGCTCAGCCGTCAGCCAGCGTCCGATCTTGTCAATGTCCGCCGCGTCCAGCGAGTGGGGCACATTGGTCACCTGAGTCTTTCCGCTGCCCTTCTTCGATGCATCCTTGTAGCGGAATCCGCCGTACAGCAGATGCTCGGTCTGGTACAGCTGGTTTGCCTTCTCGCGCTTGGCGATGGCGTAGATCTCCGCCGCTTCCTCTCGGGTCAGTTCGATCTCGTGCCCCTGGGATGTCCTCATCACCAGCTTGCCGTCCGCCACCCACGCGCCGTAGTGATGCCGCGCCTTGGCTTCCTCCACAAAGGTTTTGCCCTCCGCCACAATGCGGGCGTAGTCGCTCTGTCCCTTGCGGATCTCGTTGAACACCGCCATCATTTCCGGGCTGTCCAGATGCTCCATGAAGTACACAGGCGTCATGTTGCCCGCGCGCAGCAGCTCGTCCGCCGCAGTCTGCAGCTTTCCGATGCCTCCCTTGAGCAGCTTGTAGTCATCCTTCTGCCGGATCGCCTCGCCCGTCTTGGTGGCGAATTCGTTGAAGGTGTCTTCGCGGTCCTTCAGGAATGCATCGTTCGCGCTGTCGATCATCCTCAGCACGTTGCTGACGATGTGATCAACGCCATTGAGGATTTCGGTCTCCAGCTGCACACCCTCTGCGCTCAGATGGCTCGGCACGCCCGGCCCGCGTTCGCGGATGGCGTTGTATGCCTCGCTCAGCGCCATCAGGTTTTCGATCTCAGCCTCTATCTCGTCATCCCAGTAGTAGGTCACATCGCTCTGCAGCTCCTGCAGCAGACGGTACCGCCGTTCCAGGCTTGCCGCTTTCTCGGAGGAGAAGGCCAGCCTCGCCAGGCTGCTGTCCGTGAAGGTCTGCATCACCAGATCCGCCGTGTGGTTCAGCTCCTCCGGTACGTGCTTCTGATCCGTCGCCCGCATCCGCAGGGCATTCAGCCGCTTCACGTCCCGTCCGATCTTCCGCCGGATCTTCATAACATCCTCCCGCGCATGCCGGTACTCCCTCGCCCTCTGCTCACGCTCCCGGAATTCGGTGCGCTGCTGCTCCACCTTTTTCTGCAGCCTCTCGGCGTATTCGGTCTTCAACTGCTCGGTGATCTGCTGCTTCTGCTCCACCTGCTCGGTCAGCCGCCGATGTTCCTCCAGCTTGCGGTAGTAGGTGACAGCCGCCTTGGCCGTCTCCAGTTCCCTGACTGCCGCCGTCCAGACGCCGCTGGCCCGCTGGGATGCCTTGCGGGCTTCCAAGATGGCCTGTTCAATCCGCTGTGCAGCCTCCGCGCTTTCCCCTGCGTACTTCAGCAGTTCCTTTCGCAGATAGTCGATGGTCTTGCTGTCCTGGCTCAGCGGCAGGCTCACGCCCGCGATGTCTGCCATGGCCTCGCCGATCAGCTGCTCCTCGGTCAGTCCCTCATAGCCGATCTGCGCCTCCTTGGCCTTCTCGTCGCCGATCAGGTTGTACAGCCGCATGGCCAGATTACCCTCGGTCTCGTCCTCCAGCGCCGCCGCCAGCGCGCCCGCGCCGTAGTACGCCGCGTTGCTCGATACGCTGCTCAGGTCGCTGCCACCCTCCACCACGCTGATGTAGGGCCTCAGCCGCCGCTTGTACTCGCTCAGGGTCAGGCCTGCGTTGTAGATCTCCTGCACATCCGTCTCCGTCAGGCTGATGCTCCCGATCTCCTCCGTCAGCAGAGGAAGGAGCTCTGACTTGTAGCGGAATTTGTTCTGCTTCAGCAGATCATATGCCAGATCCTTCGCCGCCGCCATGAACAGCTGCGCGCCCTCGGGGCCCTTGGTGGCGTACAGTTCGCCGTACACCAGCGCCAGACGGTCAGAGATGGTCTTGATGCTCATCCGGCTCCCGTAGGCGTCCTTCAGTTTCTTTGCCGCCGCATTCAGCTGCGTCTGATCAAACAGCCCGCGTGCGAATGCCGTCCGCTGTCCGCTGACGGTCCGCGTCACCTCCGCCTCCGCCGCCTTCAGCTGCGCCGTCAGATCCGCGATTTCCTCATCCAGTTCATTGGATGCGTCCGCCACGCTGCCGGAGCTTCCCAGCAGGAAGCGGTTCACCACCTCCTGAGAGGTCGCCATCAGCCGTGCAAAGCCGTCGTTCCCCTCCATCTCCGCCAGTTCCCGGGCAATCCGGTTCGCCTGGGTGCGGTAGATCCGGTAGCGGTTCTTGGCCTTGGTCAGATCATCGCTGGGCACCGGCGCCGTGCGGATGATCTGCTCCTGCGCCTCGATCTGCTTCTCCTTCTCCTCCAGCGCCGCCAGCTTCTCCTGATACCTCTTCAGCAGCAGCTTCTCTGTCTCGGTCATCCTCGCCGTGGGCTGCATGCCCCCCAGCATCTCCCGGATGGATGCGCTGTCCGGCTCCGCCGTGCGGCGGGAGAATTGCACGTTCTCGACCGCATTCGCCTTGGCCAGTCGATCTTCGTCGGTTCCGTCGTAGGTGGTGTAGGGAATGCCCAGTTCATCCAGCTTGGCTGCCAGTGCCTTCGGCATGTCATCGGGAGCAATGAGCATCTTGATCTCATCGAAGCCAACGACGCGCGCAGGCTTTGCCTCGAAGTATCCGGTCGGAATGCTCTGCACCTGCTGGATGACATTTTCTCCCATGATGGCTGCACTGAGGTTTGCCTTGGGATATCCATTCTTTTTGAACAGCGTGGAAATTGCAGACGCGTTCATACGTTTTTTCGCCGCCTCCACCAACAGGCTGCCTGCCTCATGAATCTGATCGTAATCCCACGCCTCGATGGCGTTGAGGAAGTCGCGGAAAGCATTGTCTGCCGCTGCAATTCTCGCTCTGTACTCTTCCTCGCTGATCTTTCCCAGGCGGCTTACGTCACCCTTGATCTCTGCAATGGATTTGTACATGCTAGCCGCCGCCGCCATTAGTCCCTTGGCATCCGTTGTGGGGATCGCGCTCTCTTCCTGCGTCAGCATCGATTTGACCACATTATCCGCCGTCAACGGGTTGTGGGTCTGTTTGAACGTTCTGCGTATTCCCGAATGGGTAAACCGGTCCTTCCCGTTATAGATTCCCTGCTCACCGAATGCGGGGCTAAGTTTTTCTTTTACCCACGCTTCAAAGTCTGCACGGTCAATCCGTCTCCGGATCTCGTTGTCTGTGGCGTAGTAGTCCTTCACGCGATTTGTCTTGACGGTTCTGTCTCTGCCAGATCCCTCATACGCGATGGCCTCTTTGATAATCCTTGCCATGACGACGCCGCTTCTGTTGTCTCCGTTCTTCCAGTGGGCATTTACCCTTGCCAGTTGCCCGGACACTTCTGCAAGTTTGTCCCCGTACTTGTTCAGGAATTCATACATCGGCATGTCAAAGTAGTCATTCATGTCGATAATGTCCAGAATCTTCTCGTACTGGTCTGCCTTCTCTGGGTTGTACCCTTGATCTGCTGGCGCGTCGGTTTCCGCCACTTGAACGGTTTCACCTCGCTCGGCCAGATACGCTGCCATGACTCCGGTGTTGTTCGCCGCAGATTCTGCGATTTCCTCCATCGTCTTGGCTGTTACATCCGATCCGCTGAAGTTTCCAAACCACGTCCTTGCTTTCTTGCCGTATTCATCGTCCACCTGCGCCGCAAGCGCATGCAGTTCCTCCTGCACTTCCCACAGGATATCGCCTTTGATCTCGGTCTCTACACGTGGGAATACAGGCGTCCATGCATCCGCTCCATACACCCGGTTGCGTCGATCTGCTGCAGGGTCAATTGTCTCCCGTCCGAAAATGACGCTGAATGGGCCATACATGGTGTGTCCATGCTTCGCCTTCACAATGGCGATTGAGGGCATCGGGAAGCCTCCGAGTTTGATGGTACCCCACACGTCGTCCAGCTTGAGGTTATGCATAGCCATCAGGCCGTCCTCGCGCTGCTCTACGTTCCTGCGCAGTTCAAACTGCCGCGTCCTGGGCAGTTCCTCCACCGGTACGGTCTGCTCCCTCGCGGACTTCTGCACCGTCCCCTGATCCGCCTCATCCGCATAGCTGACAAACGCTCCCTCGTTTTCCTCATCCTCGCTGAATTGGCGGTAGGTAGGCATAGGCGCATCGCCGATAGGCCAATTCGCCTCTGTGGCATCCACGATGTTTTCTCCGTCCGTTACGATGGGGGTCGGATACTCATATGCCTCGCCGGCATTCTGCATCTCAACAAACGCCGCGTCCCACAGTTTCTGAAGCCTCTCGTTGTACTGGCCCAGGTCGTTCCGCAGTGCCCTGGCTTCTGCGCTGCCGCCGGTCAGGTTGCGGAATGCCGCCTTGATCTTTGCAGTGAAGTCCTTGATGACTGCCTTGACCTTGCCCTTCAGGCTTGTGTCCAGATTGTTGACAAAGGCAGAATCCTGCAGCATGTACTCCGATGCATCCGCCACAACCTCCGCCACAGCGCCGCCGTATGTCAGCTTTTCTCCGTTTTGCACCGCGCTGTCCAGCTTCGCCCGGACGAGGCCCGTCCAGTCCTTGCCGGCCTTCTGCAGCTCACGCTTCACCGCTTCACGGTACTTGGCGTAGAACGTGGGGCTGGTGGCCTCGATGGCGTGTGTCACCTCATGGCCCATTGTGCGCATGATGGCGTATCCCAGTGTGCCCTGCTTGCGGGCCTTGGCCGCATCCTTCTCGGTCAGGTTACCGGCGTTCACGTCCAGATAGATCGTGTGGGTCGCAGAGTCGTAGGAACCGTTCTGCGTTCCGTATTCGCCGTTGTCCCGCGCCTTCGACCGGAAGAGCACCACGTTCAGGCCGGTCTGCTCTGCCAGATGGCGGCTGAATTCCGCCACCATCTGCTGTCCCTCGGTCAGATTGTCGTATTCTGCCTCCAGCGCAGCCTCGTCACCCTGTCCGCGCGCCTCTGCGTCAGCGCTGATCTCGCCCAGCCAGGTGACGCGGGGCTTTTCGTTCCGATGGGTGCTCTTGGTCTTTTCAATGCGCTGCTCCTCGTCCTTCGCGGCTTCCTGCGCGCCCTGCTCATATGCAATGTCGGCCAGCCTGTCGTTGCCCTGAGGCCTCTGAAGGCCGCTGTATCCGGCCAGATAACTGTCCTCAAACTGGCGGATCACCGCGCGCACGTCGCCGCCCTTCTCCTGATACACAGCAGCCATGGCGTTCACTTCCTCGGCGCTCATGTCATGCTTGGCGCCATGGGCCGCATGCTCAATGATGGTGGCCAGCCCGGCTTCCGCGTTGTCAATCGCGTCCGCCTCCACCTCCACCATTTCGTTGTGGGCGTCCCGCACAGCAATCATCAGCTTGCCGTTGCGCTTGACCACCTTCTCATAGGTGCCGTTCACCTTCGCGCCGGCGCTGTCGATGTAGGAGATCTCCTTCAGCTTCAGTTTCGGCTTGCCCTTCTGACGCTCCTGCACATTCCTGGCAGAGCCCTCCACCGCCGCGTCCGCCTTGGTGGTCAGCGCCGTGGCCAGCTCCGCGCTGCGGCCCATGCCGTCAATGGTCGTTCGCAGGATCTTCTCCCGCGTCTGGGTCTTCCACCGCTGACCAACGCGCTGCCCCTCGGGGGCCTCGGTTGCGCCGGGTACCTGAGCGCCCTCTGCCTCCTCTGCGGTGACGCTGCTCATCTCCTTCACCACCTGTTCGGCATTGTCCGTCCAGCTGATGCCGGCGCGCTCTGCCCGGGTGATCTTCCTGCCCTGGTAGATATTGCGGATGACGGGTGCCAGCTTCTTTGCGTTTCCGCTGTCCTCGCCCAGTTCCACCAGACGCTCCTGAATGGAGTCCTCCAGCACCTGATTCAGCTCCCGGGCATTCTGCTCACCCACCTCCCGGGTGACCGCCGTGATCATCTTGCCCAGTTTCCGGTTGCTGACCTTGTGCTTCTTGTTCAGCTCCTCGCGCACGCTCTTGGCCGCGCTGTTGGCCTCCGTGCCCTCCGCGAAGCTCTCCGCGATCTTCAGCACCGCCTCCACGTCACCGTTTTGCTGGAGGTCACGTCCGGCTGCACGGGTATCGCTGTCTCTCGCGATGGCTGCCGGTGCCGTCAGCGCACCACCGGCAATTCCTCCGTATACAAAATCTGTTGCCAGTTCTTCCAGTTTGGACAGGATCGCTGCTTTCTCCGGGTTTTCCACGCCTTGCAGCCGAAGATCCCGCACAGTCTTTTTATACTGACTGTCTGTCCCGAAAAGCTGCGATATGACTTCGTCTGCCGCCGTGCTGCCCAGATTCTCCAGCAGTTCTTCTGCGCCTTCATTGAGGAATCCAGCCAGTACCCCCTTTCCGTTGCCCAGCATGTCGCCGGGGCCCACGCCGATTTTCTCGGTGATATAGGACAGGAAGGCGTTTACGCCGCCCTTCAGCAGCGACTGCTTCACGTCCTCGTTGTTCTCCGCACTGCCCTGGAGTCCCTGAGAGAATGCATTGGCTGCCATCAATCCTTGATTGATCCAGCCAGTCCCGCCCAGCATCGCGTCAATGGCAAGGGAGGTTCCGGAGTCAGCCAGCCCCGTGCCAGCTCCATACAAGTGTTGCGCAATATTCTTCGATCCAAGGTTAACGCCGAAGATTCCGCTTGCATTGCCCAGCTGCTTCTGCTGCGCTTCTGCAATTGCCTCCATCGCGTTAGCGTTGTCAAAGTAGGATGCGTTAGGATCCAGAGTACCCGTCAATGCGGCTACGCCCTGCTTGATTGCATTGTTTGCGTTGAGCAGGTTCATCCCACGGGCAGACAGCCATGCCAGCCATCCTGTTCCCTTGTTTGTCGCCAGCGTCTCCCAGAACGCCTTGTTGGCCGTAGCACGCCTTCCGGTCAGCTCACGGCTTTTGCTTTCCAGATACTGTGCAGCCTTAGCCTTGTCGGTCTGGTAATAGTAGTTGTAAGTGAGCAGTTCTTCCTCGTCCAGGAATTCGTATCCAGCATCAAGGTATGGGGATGCGTAGTGTTCCACGTCCCGCGTTGCATAGTTGATGCGGGTCATGTTGGTTGCCTGATTGAAGATCCCTTCATCAACATCGGTGTTGTTGATAAAGAAGTACGGGTTGGAGAACATGCTTTCCTCGTTCACGCCCAGCTGCAGCTTTTCTCCCTTGTACTGGGAAATTTCTGCAAACCTCGGATCCGCTTTTGCCTCTGCCTCCAGCCTTGTTGCAGTATCGCTGCGGCCCAGTTCTTCCTCAATCAAATTCTTTCGTGCCTTCAGCAGCTCTGTCTGGCTCTTGTGCTCCACCGGCGCTTCAATGCCCAGATACTTGGCAAGGTCAAAGTTTTCCCAGTCCTCCACCTCAGCCCACTGGTCTACCAGCGCGTTGTAACGGTCCACATCCGCCTGGCTGGCCCAGTTAGGCCTCCATCTTGCGTTGCCATTGATCATCTGATCGAACCACAGCAGGTCTGCTTCTTCCAGGGCGTCTGTGTCGTAGTAATTGCGGCCCTGCGCATCCATGTCCGCCAGCTTGTTGCTGATAGCGCTCTGACGGGTCGTGAAGTCGTACCACTTCTGCTTTCCGCCCTCAGCCCAGTCCTTGTCCGCTTGCATCGAGGCCGTCAGATCTGCATTCACCTTCCCCAGCAGCCCACGCAGATACTCATCGCCCGGCAGATGGATGTATTTCGGATTGAATGCGTAAGCCTCATCATCAAACAGGCCCATGCCCGTCAGAATGCGGGTTGCTGTTGCCTGATCTCTGACTGCCTGCCTTGTTGCGCTCTGGTTGTAGGCATTCAGATCGCCCGGCTTGTAGCTGACCATTCCTCCACCAGCAATCGTGTCCGCCACGGACTGCAGCTGACTTGCGTCCTGTCTGGCAAATCGGTATGTCTCTTCCAGCGCCTTGTTGAGCATGTCGTTGTAGGTAGCCTGCTGCGGCTTTCCCCATGGAGTGCTGATGGCCGGAACAGAAGCGGCCCTCTGCTGTTGCAGAAGGCGCTTTTTCAGTTCTTCAGTTACTCGGTTTGCCGGCATTTATGACACCTCACTTCTTCTTCTGCTCTTCCAGCAGCTTGTACGTCCAGCCTTCCAGCTGATTCGTGGGCACCGTCTGCATCGCACCTGTCATGATCCCCAGCAGCCCTGCATTCTGCAGCGCAGCCTGATACGCAAGCTGGTCATCATTGGTTGCGGGGTCGTCCTTCTTGTCGGACACGGTATAGGTGCGGGGTTTGATCGCGTCCAGATATCCCGGATGAGCCGCCGCCAGCTGGTACTGCTGCATCAGCTGATCACCCTGATTGAGGTACGCCTGATAGGCGCGGTCATACAGCTCGGGGATGTTCTGATTGAGGGCCGTCAGATACTGCTGATACGCCTGATTTCCCACCTGGTTGGCGTAGGAATTCCCATAGCCGCCCGTCAGGCCCGCCGCCGTTCCGGTCGCGTCCCGCATGGCTTGCTGCCCCAGCTGCGTGTACTGATCCGCCATCTGCCGGTAGAGCAGGTCGCCGTTCAGATCGTACTGAAAAGGCTTGCGGTTCATGATCTGATCGTAGAGGCTGTTCAGCTGGTCAACGTAGGGCTGATTGCCGGCGTTCACCGTGTAGGTGCTTTTCTTCTGAGTCGTCGGCGCCTGCACCTTGTTCACAGCATCTTTGTGCTGCGGGTTGACAATGTGATGCTTGTATGTGCCGTTGCTTTTCTGCTGTGTGTCCTGCTGCGGCTGAGTTGCCTGCTGAGTCGTCTGCTGATTTGTATTCAGCAACGTCTGCTGCCATTTCTGAGCCTCCGCCAACAGGTTGTCCCATTTAGCCATCCTTCTTCACCTCTTTCGTCATGTTGTTGATGATGTTCTCCAGGTGTTCCGCCAGCCTGTACAGGTAGCGGTACACCTGATGCCAGCGCTCCTCGTCCGTCCCACGGGGCCGCTCAGGCCGGGGGATCTCATGATATGTCGCCATCAGTTTCCGCCCTCCTCGAATACTCTCGCGATGGAGTAGATGCTCACGGCTCCCTTTCCGCACACGCGCACCTGGCAGTGATCACACCGCCGGGGGATGATCGGCAGCGTGAAGGTGCGCAGCGTCTTTGCGCGCATGGTTCCCATGTCCTTCCACACGCCGTTGGAGTCGTACTGGATCTCAAAGGTCATCTCGCTCCCTGCCGCCATCTGTGCGCGGATGTTGAAGCGGCTGAGGTACTTGGCCCGCTCGTAGGCGAATCCGAAGGTGCCGAAGGTCACGTTCCAGTCGAAGGTTTCCCCCGCATCCCTTTCGCCGCCGATGGTGTACAGCGTCGTCTGCACCTCATGCTCCCGGATCGCCATCACCAGATCCCCGCCGGCCGCAGCCATGCCCATGATGTAGCTCTCGTCCTCCTTGTGCCACAGCCCCTTGGCTGTGTCCAGAACGTAGGTGCCGTATACCATGTCATCATTTCGCATGGAGATGTAGTACTTGTCCCGATAAGCGCCGCCCACGGCCTCGTAGTAACGGTCCGTCCCCAGCTTTTCACTCACGGAGTAGGGGGCCGCGCCGTCATAGGCCATCACATCATTGCGGGCCTTGTAAAACAGCGTCTCATTGACCGCCGCCAGGGATCGCCAGGAGCCCTCCTGCACGCCTCTGCAGCGGATGGTATTCAGCGTGAAGTTGCTCGGCTGGGTGCCGGAGATCTTGTGCAGGTACCCTTCCTTCCAGATCAGCGGCACGCCCTGCAGGCTGAATGCGCCTGTAAATGGTCCGTCAGAACCGACAGACATGACGTAGCTGTCCATGCTGGTGCCCTCAAAGCGGTACCAGTTGCGGAAGTCGCCCAGCGCGCAGCAGCGGATCTCGTTGGTCAGCGTTCCGTCCACCTCTGCGTAGGAGCATCCCCACAGGCGGTTGTTCGCCTCGCAGATGTAGTCCAGATCGGGGATCTTCAGCTCTGCCACCAGACTTGTGGCCAGCGTCTGCACACCGTGCAGGAGCCCCGCCACGATGATGTAGTCATCTCCGCAGCCGTAGATGTGGTTGGTGGTGTTGAGGGCCTCCAGCTGCTCCTTGTCCGCATCGCTGGTGTCCTCTCCTCCACCGGTCACGGCGTATTCCACCGTCAGGACGATGTTGCGGAAGTTGACCGTGCCGCTGTGGGATCCGCTGACGGTTGCGCTGTTGTTGGACTGGAACACAAACTTGCAGTTGACCTCGCCGTTCCCGGTCACCTCCACGTCCACCACGTTCTCCTGAGCCTCGTAGCATTTCACGCCGTTCATCGTCAGCTGCTTTGCTCCGTATGAGCTGCCGGATGTCGTGAAGGTCAGCTTGGCGCTTTTGACCGCTGCTCCCTCGGGGATCCCCTCCACGTTGAAGGTGACCGTGTTGGTCTTGACGCTTGCCGTGGTGCTCACCCAGTTCGTGCCGCCCTGATGGGTGGTGGAGAAGGACGAGTTCAGGTAGAAGTCCGGTGTCGTGAATGTCAGCGTCTCCGTTCCTTCCTCCGCCAGCAGTGCCGCTGCGTTTGCTGCCCGCACGCCGCTCAGATGGATCACATCGCCCTCCTTCAGCCCCTTGCCAATGCCCGTGGCCTGGATCTTGATGTAGGTGGTCGCCACCTGTACCCACTCTGCGTACATCGCGCTGTACTGCTTGAGCACATCGTTCTCGCCGGAGGTGTCCAGCCAGAATTGCTTATCCTCCGGCTCTGCCGGGGCCGTGTCGGAGACAGTGATGGCCTCCATGTCGTAGTTGGTGCCGTCCTTGCGGCACATCATCGCGGTGATGACGCTCTCCGCCTCCGCCGCCCACCGTCTGCCCATGTCGCCGTAGTCGCCCGGGTTGGTCACGTTGAAGTACTTTTTATCCGGCCAGATGCATACATAGGCGCCCATGCTCACCATGTGCTTGGGCAGCATGTGCGTTTCACCTGACAGGGTGATGGGCTGCAGCTGCCCGTCCATGTAAACCTCCACCACATCTGCATGGAGGTCACGCACGCATGCAATCAGCCGGTCCGTACCCAGCATGCCCACCACGTCGCCGCCGTGGCGAACGATCACGTCCGCCGAATAATCGAACACGGGCATCATGCGGGGCCTGCGGGTGGACAGCACCGGGTAGCTGTCGCTGCACATGTTTTTCATGTCCGCCATCTCTCCATCGCCGATGGAAAGCCCACGGTTCAGCCCCTGAAACACCGTGGTGTTGAGGGTCGCATTCTCCCATGTCGGGATATCAGGCAGTGCTCTCATGCTGTCACCTCACAGCCGGAACTGCGTCACCACAGGCCGGGGCATGTGGGTGCGCGTCCAGTAATCGCAGAAGGTCTGCCAGGAGTTGTTGAAGCGGATCTTGTTCTTGGTGTACTCGCCCGTCTCCCGCTGTACATTGTCAATCTCAGCGGACAGGTAGTGAACATACACGTCGCTGTATCCGTCCGGGATCAGCAGCGGCGTGGAAGGATCCGTTCCCATGTCGTATCCCTCAAACACGATCCCCGCCGGCATGCCCTCATGGGTCATGTAGACCTCGCGGTATACCTTCGCGTCCAATTCAGACAGCCAGGCAAGCTTGTCGTGGGCCGGGATCGTGTTCGCTTTCATATCGTCAATCTTGTCAAGGATCGTCTGAATTGTCATCGTATTCCTCCGTTCAAAAAGGGGGAGGGGCTTGCCCTCCCCCTTGCGGGTCTTGTCAGACGTTGAGCTTCATGTTCTCGCGGTTTTCCTTCGCGATCTGTGCGCGCTCTCCGTCCAGCTTGCGGATTGATACCTTCAGGCGCTGCAGCACCTCGTAGATGGGCTTGGGCACCTCGATGTCCATGCCCACAGGGACCTGGTACACGTGGCCGTTGACGCCCGCGTACACGTAGTTGGCGTCGCCGCCAAGGGAACGGTCAAGATAGATCGGCACCATTTCCGCGAAGGGGTTCACCTTGGTTGCCGGGGTACCATTGGATTTTACAGCCATGGATTATCCTCCTTAGTTGGCCTGATCCAGATCAGAGTAGCTGGACAGGCTCTCCAGCGCCAGCATGCGCTCGGGGTAGACAATGCCGGCGCCCATCTCGAACTTCACACCCACAGTGGAGAACTGGTTCAGGGGGCCGCCCACCTGATCGCGGCTCTTGATGATGGTCTCCATGCCGCCGCCCTCGGGATCGATGACAGCGAATGCGTCACGGCCGAAGAAGAAGGTCTGGTACACAGCCACGCCGTCCTGCATGACGATCGGGCTGAGTGTAGACTCCACAAATCTTACGCCATGCAACTCGCCGATCTCGCCGTTGTAGATCTCCTCGGGGTGGGCGTACTGGTGGGCCTCAATCCAGCCCTTGGAGTTTCGCAGGTCCTCGGCAACGCTGGGGTGGACGACAGCCAGATACTTGCCGCCCTGGTAGGCGGGGGCGTTGGCCTTCTTCAGGATGGTGACGGCCTTGTTGACCATGCGGGGGGTCAGGAATGCCACGTTGGAAGCGGCCTCAGCCAGCTCCGCGCGGGTGGTGGGGGTGGAAACGTAATCGCCGTCAGCGGTCATCGCATCGGCGAAAAGCACGTTCGCAGTGCCCTGCAGCACAGTGCGGATCAGCTTCTCGTACTTCAGCTGGCCGGCCCAGCCAACCTCCTCAGCCGCATGCAGCGCGACGGGATCGATGGCGCGCATGTCCAGGATATCGGAGATGGTCACGTAGCGGCCGTACTGGTCGATGGGGATGTTGATCGCGCTTGCGCGGAGCACAGCGCCCTCGGGGATGACGGCTTCCTGCAGCCTCTCCGCCTCGGGCAGCTTGTCAAACTTGCGCAGTTCGACGGACTTGCCGTGGCGCTTGGGCAGGTTCTGCTTCATGCCCAGCTGGAAGAAAATCCGCTTCTCACGGGAATTCTCCAGCACGGCGGTCTCATAGTAGCTCTTGAGCTCAACGCTCATGTTGTCACTGGTGGTCGCCTGGCCGGTGTAGGCGTTGACGGTGCCAGTGGTGGTGTTGGTCACGGTGCCGGCCTCAGCAAAGAGCTGAAGGTTCAGCCAGTAAAAGATCTTCTTCATGGTTCTTCCTCCTGTCATGTCAGCCCGCAGGGGGCCTGCATGCCACGCAGGAGGGGCTTGCTTACAGCACGATGCGTTCACCGCTCATCACGCGGCGTCTCACCTCTGCACGCTCTTCCTTCGACCACTGACGCGGATCGCTTCGGACTTGCCGTGCCTGGGGCGCGGGGGTCATTCCGTTCTCGGCGGGTCTGCGGGCGTTGCTCTGCATGCTCTGGCTCAGCTTTTCCTGTGCCTTCTGCGCTGCCACCTGCATGCCCTGTGCCTGAATCTCGCTGGAATGAATGGCGAAGTATGCGTCCTTGACGCTCATGCCAATATCCGGGCTCGTCAGGCGCTGGAACATGGGATTTTGCATCTCCGTCCTCAGATCCGCCCCGGGAAACAGCGGCTTCACGTCGCTCTCGAAGGTGGTGATCAGCCCCTGGATGTGCTTGTCGAATGCGTCGCGCTGCGCCTGGGCTTCCTGCGCAGCCTTCTCATCACGAAAGCTTTTGAGCTGCTTGTAGATCTCCACCGACACGCCTTCCTTGGCGGCTGCTTCCTCGTAGAGCGAGTCGTCACTCGCCCTCGCGGCAAGGATGCCGTCAATGTCGCCTGCGTCCTTGCCGTACTTCTGCCCCAGATCCTGAAGGATGGGGGCCAGCTTGGCAAGGTTCGCCTCTGCCTGCTTGGAGCTCTTGAGCCTGTCCTGTACGAAGGAGGAGGTGTCGCGTTCGTAGAAGCTCCGGTACTTCTCCTTTGCGGCCTTCCATTCTTCCTCGGTGGGCTCTGCGGCCTGTGCCGCCTCGGCGGGCTGTGCATCCTCGACCTTGCCGAAGATCACATTGGCGAATTTGTCCGCCTTCCGCCGCTGATTTACAGGGGAGGGGAGCTCCTGCTTTACGCCCTCTGCCGTACCTTCCGCTCCGCCTTCAGCGCCGCCTGCAGCTCCCGCGCCGCCGTCGTCAAACAGCTTCAAGTCCAGCTTCCAAATCATCGTTTCCTGCATGGTTTTCTCCTTTCTCCCTGTAACGTCGGGGGGCCGCCGCGTGCAGAAATCGCGGATTACACCGTTATCGTAGCAAATCAAAAAGGCGAATGAGAGCCGCAAAACGCAGCTTTCTTTCGCCTTGTGAAAATTTTATTCCATGGAGATCTTGAGGCTCTCAGGGTATTGCTCCCTGAGCACCTCCAGCCCGTCCATCGCCATGCGGAACCGGCTTGCGATCTCCCCCCACAGATCATCTGAGATGTTGGTCACCGTCACCAGCCCGTTGCCGCTGCTGGTCTGATAGTTGACGTTCACGTCACCCACCCATGCGCAGGAATTTGCCAGCGTCCCCAGCAGGGTCGATACCGCGCAGCACACCAGATCATGGTCGTTTTCGTTCCGGGCCGCCTGGGCGTGGCCCTGTGCACTGATCATGAATGCCTCTTTGGTTCCCAAGCTTGCAAGAATCTTGATCATTGCGGCTTTGTCGCCTCCTCACTGCGCTGGCGGGCGCGCTCCACAAAGGGATGCTCCTCCTGCTCGATGTTGCCTTCCGTGGCCTCGCCCTCGGGCATCGCGAAGCCCTGCGGCATTCCCTGCATCGCCGCTGCGGAGCCTCCGCCGGCTGCCGTCATGGCGATCTGCTGGATCATCGCCGCGCTCTGCTGGTCTCCCAGCTGCATGGCCATCTGAGCCGCAATGGAGCCGATCTGCTGCAGCGCCATCGCCATGGTGCCCATCTGCTGGATCTTCTGCGCAATTTCCTCTTTGCCCTTGAAGTCCATCATGTCCAGCACCATCACCGCCTGATCGGCCATCTGCGGGTTGAAGAAGCCCAGCTGATACAGCTGAATCGCCAGTTCGTTCTGTGCCGCCTTAGTGTAGCTGGTCTCCCTCTGTGCCCTCACGTCGATATCAAAGGCCGGCAGGCGGTATCCCATGTCCACGCCGAAGTCCATGCCCAGCGGCTGTGCCTGCAGTCTCTGATTGCTGAAGCTGACGAAGCTCTCCTGTCCCTGACGGCCCGTGATGCGGAATTGCCTCGGCATGTCGTAAAACTGCCGGATCCGCTCGATCACCATCGTCACGATGTTGGCGTATGCACGGTACGCAGCCTTGTTGCTGTCCTTGCTGGATCTGCCGGAGTGCTCCTGCAGCGCCGCAATCGCGCTGGCCGCCGTCACGCCCGAAGGCGCGCCGCCGTTGTTCACGTCCATGTTGCCCGTGACGAATTTGAGCTCGTCCACCTTGAGATTCATCACGTCCAGCACATTGCCCGGCAGCTGCGGATTCTGAATCGGGAAATAGGAGTTCGGATCCAGCTCTCCCGTGTAGTGCACAATGGGCTTGGTGATGTCCGCAAACTCCGCTTCGTTCACCTGACCGTCCTTGCGCATCATGTATCGGGGCGTGGCGTTGATGGCCGCATTGGTCACCACCGCCTGACTCAGCAGATCGATGTCCTTCTGGGTGTCCTTGCCCACGTGGATGTAACCGAATCCGCAGGGGCTTCCCTCCACCGGGAAGAGGGGATCCAGCTCAAAGGGGTACATCCCATCGTCATACAGGCCGCGCTGGGCGTATTCCGGGTCGTCCTTGGTGGCGTACAGCACATGCTCACCCACGTACTTGACGTAGTGCAGCACCTTTCTCGGGCCCTGGTATTCGTGGTAGTACCAGTCGATCACCAGACTCTTGTTGGTCGTGTCCACATTGTCGTCATAGCGGTACTTGGCCACAGCCTCCTCGCCGCCCAGATGACGGCCCACCAGCTGCGGGTATTTCTGAACCAGCAGGTCGTTGTCCTCCATCGCCACGTAGAACAGATGGGTGCTGTCCTGGATGCTGCTCACGCCCGGCTCCCAGTACAGGTTGAGGATGTTCACCTTCTTGATGCTGATGTCACCCAGACCGCCCAGCTTGGACGAATCCCAGAATACGCCGTAGCCGCCGGTGCCCTCCAGCATCTTCTGCCACATCACGTCGCTGTAGGTCTGCTCAAAGCCATTGAGCTTCAGCACCACAGGGACGATGTCGCTCAGCAGCTTTGCCGTCTCCTTGTCATCGGGCATGCGGGGCAGGATCGCGGGCTCAGGGTACGCATCCATCGCGTCCGCGTGCTTGCCAACCACACAGTTCCATAGCCATGCGGTGTTGCTCTTGCTGGTGTGGCTTCCCTTGATGCCCTTTTCACTTTCGATCTGCTCCCAGTTCCGCAGCTTCCACCACTGCTGAGCGCTGATGATCCGCTGCTCCACGCTGGCCTTGCCGGCGTGGTATCGGTGCAGCGTGTCGGTGGCCTTCTTGAGCATCTCCTTGGTGATGACGCTGCCCGTGGGGTTGAGCAGCTCCTCGATGCGTCCGTCCTCCAGCGGGGCCTCGTTCCTGCCGCCGGTGCCGGAAGGGAAGATGGGGCCCGTGCTTTCCTCCATGGGCAGTCCCATCGGGCGCTGCATGCCCTGATTTGCAGGGTTGTTCGCCGCCAGCTGGGCCAGCAGCGCAGGATCCGGCAGGCCCATCCCCGTGCTCATGCCCTCCGCCTGGGGCTGCTCCGTGGTCTGTGCCTGCATCATCTGGGGTGTCTTTTTCTTCGCCATGTGTCTCGCCTCCTCAATAGTTCGTAAACATGTCCAGTGGGTCTGTCAGCTGCACCTGCGGCTCCTTGGCCTCCATCGGCTTGATGATGTGCCGCATGCAAAAGTACCTGACCTCGTCAGCGATGTGGTCTTCCCCCTCGGTGTCCACATCCTCCACCTTGTGCTCGTCGTATTGCAGGGATGGCAGCGTGCGGATCGCGTCTTTGCAGCTGTCCAGGATGTACATCCGGGGGAAGCCCTGCTTGTCAAACTGCAGCCGGTAGTGCACCTGCATCCAGCCCGGGATTCGCCGGTTGTCGCCCTTTACGAAGTGGATCCGGTACTTCGCCGCCGTCTCTGCAATGGAGATGCCTGTCTCCTTGTCCCAGATCGCCGGATCCGCCACGCCTGTGATCTCCCGCCCCTTCAGCAGCGGGTGATTGTCCTCAAACTCCCGCATCTCCTGAAAAACCTTGTCCGGGCTCCACTTCACACCCTCGTTGGCGATGGATTCCCGGGTCATCGTGTCGCGCTGGCAGCCGTAGAATTCAGCAATCCGGTAAATCACGCCGTCCCCGTCAATGGCCCAATATCCGCAGGAGAATGGCCGCCTGTAGCCCCAGTCGAAGGATCTGAAGACCTCCCACCAGGTGGGCACCGTGAAGTCCTTCGCGCTGATGACGTGCGTCCACCGCCGGTCCTCGTAATGGCTCGGGTCGTTCATGAATTCCTCAAAGAAAGCGCCCTCGAAGATGTCCCAGCTGCCATCCCTCCATGCCTTGCGCAGCTTGGGCGGAAGGTTGTCCAGCTGCTTGATGTAGTCCGCCTGCGTCCTCATCAGCGCCTTGTTGTCCGTGGCCTTTGCTTGGATGAAGGTGTATTCCGCCGGGTTCTCGCTGCCGATGAATCGCCGGTCAATGAACAGTCGCTTGAAGTAGTTGTGGCTCGGGCCGCCCGGGTTCATCGTGTAGAAGATCTGCTTGGGGAAGTTGTTCACGCCGCGCAGACAGGCGGTGATCTTCATAATCCACTCCTCCTTCAGCTGGGTGGCCTCGTCTATGAAGATGACGTCGTATTCCACGCCCTGGTACTGCATCAGGTCGTTGTCGTTGTTGCAGTAGCCAAACTTGATCGTGGATCCGTTGGCGAAGTAGAAGCGCTTCTCGGTCTTGTTGTACCTCGCCAGCTTGGCAAGGCTCTCCCGCAGCGGGATGATGTGGTTGTTCTCCAGTTCCGCATAGGTCCGGCGGACGATCAGGATCTTGATGCCCGGGTACTGCAGGCACAGCAGCGTCGCCTTCGTGCGGACGGACCAGCTCTTGCCTCCACCGCGCGCGCCTCCGTAGCCTACGTACTTCTCCGTCGCCTGCAGAAAGCGCATCTGCTTGATGGAGACCGCCAGGTTCATCGTGATCGCATCAGGCTTCGGCAGCGTCATTGCTCTCGGCATCTTCACCCTCCACCGTAATGGTTACCTTGACTTCGGCAGTCTGGTTGTCCGCCGCCGCCTTGCCCTCCTCAAACCGCTGCTTGCGCTGATCTAGCGTCAGCCGCTGTCTTGCGATCTTCTGGGCCGCCTCCTGGGCAGGCGTCTGGATGCCGTACAGGGTCATCAGCGTCGCCGTGTTGGACTGGATCGCGCTGGCCACAGCGGACAGGCCCTTCAGGTTCTTCACCCGCTTGTCCGTCGGCTGCTCGTCCAGCTCTTTCACCGTCTTGGCCAAAAGCTCTGCCATCTTGACTGCCGCACCGGAGATGACCGTCAATTCCTTCGCGCGTATGCGCGCCGCGCGCGCGATGTACTTCTCGTCCGCTTTCTGCCGTATTTTCTGGGCCATCTTTTTCCAGCCATCTTTGGAAGCTTTTTTATAAATCATGCTCTCGGATGCATTGTGTTTTTCCGCCAGCTCCCGCACGCTGTATTCACCGGACAGATAATCCGCCCGGATCTCGTCCCAGTTCACCTGCTCTGCCATCTGCGCGACTCCCTTCTTTCGGTCTTGCTCGATGCCAGCATACCGAATTTCCGCAGCGAATGAGAGCCGCAAAACGATACAAAAAAGCCCGGGATTTCTCCCGGGCCGCCATCACTCCTCCGGATACTTGTGCATCAGCATCCGGTAATACTCGCATTGCTCGTACTTGGTCTCGCAGTATGCGTGCTGGTGGAAGAGCTTCTCCTTCCTCGACCTATGCAGCAGCACGCAGAGGCACTTGTCGGTCAGCCCTTCACAAACGATTTCTTTGAGGTTGTGCATCTTAAAAAATGGGCACTTGATGCCCCTTGTCCCCTGATTGGCCCAGTACCTGCGCTGGGCGCCGTCCGTCTTTGCCTCTGCTGCTTTACCGCTGTTTGCCGTGGTGGATCGCTCCTCTCTATCCTCGTATTTTCAGTGCAGATGGCTTACTTTTCGTACATGGTGATCTTCAGCAGGGCCACGTCATTCTCCTCAACGGCCTCCACCATGATCTCTACGTCTTCCGGTTCCAGTCCTGACCCCTCGCGATGGGCGTGCAGTTCATCAACTACCATCTCCAGCACCTCCATCGGCGCCGGGCTGTTCACCATGATATAGTTGCTGTAAGGCTTGTCCTTCTTGTTGACCATATTATTCCTCCTCTTCTTCCGGCTCATCCAGTCCATTGAATTGATCGATCAGGTCCGTCAGATCGCCGCCGATCTTTTCCTTGATCGTCCGCTCGTAGCGCCTGACCGTCTCGCACATCCTGAGCGATTCATATGCAAGATTCTGACAGCGCGCCGTCAGCTTGCCCAATTCGGTGTAAAGTTCCTGTGGATTCGCCAGATTGATGTAGCCCACCAGATCGGATACTGCTTTCTTGACGGCCTTCACGGCCTCCAGCATTCCCACGTTCTGCCGGCACACATCGCCGTATCCCTCCGGACTGCTGGCGAAGTAGGGGCCGAACATCTTGGCCCGTTCCTCCACCGCATAGTCCACCGTTTTGACAACCTGTTCCATCAGCGTATCATACATCTCGTTTTTCTCCCTTCAGCCGCTTCGGCCTTTTCTTCTCTTCCCAAGCCCGCATGCACCGGTAGCTGCAGAACCGCACCTTGCCGATGTACCAGCCGTAATTCCACCGGGGAATCTCCACGGTCGATTTGCATTGACCGCACTTGCTCCGGTACAGGTTCTTCGGCCGGTGCGCGGGCATTTGGGTTGCCGCTCGCTCATGAGCGTGGTGCATCGATGATCGCTCCCAACTCCTCCTGCCATTGCAGGATGTACTCCGGTTCTTCCTTGCGTGGGCAAGCCCAGACCTGAGTGAAGGTCCTCTGAAAGCTCTGCCCCTCCACCCGCAGCAGGGCGCTCATCGGGATCCTGCCGCGGTCCTTGTACCGGCCCTCATACCGCGTCAGCAGAAACTCCTCCGCCTCGCTCCTTCGGTCCTTGTGTACCCTGTACACCCTGACCGCCCGGGGACGAGCGTCCCCGAAGCTCATGTGCCACATCTCCGCCAGCACCTTGATACCAGGCGCCATCGGATCGCTGGTGTAGATTCTTGTCAATGTTCATCCTCCTCACATCTGCGGCATATACCGCTTCTTTCTCTTTTTCCCGTCGAAGTATGCCCGGTCGATCTCGGCTTTCTCCCAGTGTGCCTCCCTCTCCTGACGCTTGCTCTCCTCGTACACCTTGTACTTCCGGCAGGTCGTGTGGCATGTCGGGGAACGCTCAGGGCAGTCCTTCACGCAGGGCGTGCTCATCCGTCCGCACCTCCGTCCATCAACTCTGCTTCGTACTTCGCTATCGCCTTTTCTGAAAAGGCAATGTTCTCTGCAATGTTCCGTTCTTCTCCTCGTTCTTCCCGTGGAAGATCCCGATGCCGAAGTAGCCCTTCTTGATGTCGCTCATACCTGACCTCCAACCAGTCCTCCAACAATGCAGAAAACAACTGCTGCAAACAGCGCCATCCCCAAGGCCAGCTTGTTTTTATCGTGTGCTACTGCAGCTGCTATCGCTATTGCATAACCAACCATGAAGCACATGCCAGCGGTAAACCAAAACCATTCCCACGAAAACGCCATTTACTCCCTCCTCGTCAATACCGCCGTCACATAAGCGCCGCCCACCCACTCGCTGGTGCGGACCGTCATCTCCAGCACCTCGTATCCGGGGTAGCAAGCCTCCATGTGCATCTTTGCCACATCGGGGTCGCGCTGCATCTCCTTTGCGATGGCCTCCACCCGCCTGCGACTGATCTTCTTGTCCGACTCCCGCGCCGGCGGAACCGTCAGCCCCTTCGAAGCACACCATCTGTGCTTCTGCGCGTACTCCTCTGCGTGCACACCCGCGCACACTTCCTTGGCCATGTACTTGGCCCACTGGGTCAAATTGTTCTCCTTGTCCCAGGCAATCTTGATGTCGCCGTACCCGTGCTTCTTCCGCCAGAGCGCCTCCACCTCGTCGCGGGGCATGGACACCCTCAAAACCATGTGGTGATGATAGGTCGTTCCCTCCCACTTGCTGGTCTTGGTCTCCGTGACGTATACATACGCCGGATCCGCCGCACCCTGCTTCCGGCATAGCCTCCGCAGACGGGCGAGGAAGTTGCGCACATGCTTCTGCGCTTCCTCCGACGTCTTGGGGGCGTCCTTCTTCCGGTAGGTCAAGGACAACAGCAGATCCCCGCTGCCGAAGTTGGCGTTGATCAGCTGCTCCAGACGTTCCGATGCGTGACGGGCATTCAGCCGCTTCTGCGCAGCCGTTGTGCCCTTGCGCTCCCGGGCCTTGCCCAGCTGAGCCTCCGCCTCCCGCCGTGTGGTCGTGTCCCAGATCGGGTAGGATTTGACGTACATCAGCTTCCCCGCCTTCACGGTCGAAGTCCTCTGTACCTCCACTCCCCGCATCCACCCCGGCCGGAGGCTGTTGTCCTTGGATACCTCCATCAGGAGGCGGATGTCTTTTTCTTTCATGGGGCCTCCTTGGTTACTTGTTCATCAGTTCCGGATTGTCATGCACATTGCCGATGACAAGCCACAATCCTTTGTCAAAATCAGTTATTGCATCCGGATCATAACCAGGCTGATGCGTTACCCATCTGAAATTGTCGTTGTCCCATTCGACAATTGCCTTGCTTTCAGCCTCAGGATCGTTCCAGTCAAAATGTGCTGATACGATATCCCCCTCGAAAATCTTCCTGCCGTCCTTGTCGGTCAGGCCGGTGTACTGGCCCACGGTGTCAGGATCTACCTGCCCGTAACAGCCCAGCGGGGTATCGTCCGGCGTGATGATCGCCACGCCCTGCTTGTCCACATGCAGGTTGCCTTCGCACCACTTGCCCGAGGCCTTGTGCTTACCCCGGAATACGATCTCTCTCATCGTTCGCTCTCCTGTTCCATGCGTTCACCGCATCGTCTCTGTTGACGTAGAAATGACCAAAGTAGTTATGCTCAGACGCAATGCAACGACCTTTCCCGTTGAAACAACCAACGTAATAGCGCGCAGAAGTGCTTTGTTTCAGTTGCTTAACGCCAGCCAGCGAACCGCAGAACGGGCAGGGTTTCAGGTCAGGTTGTCCCATATGCTCCTCCTCTCACCGGCTCCAGGGAGGGGGCCGCGCTTTGCTTGCCCCCTCCCGCCGCCGGAGGCGCCCACCCCCTTCTGCTTGGTGCTTCTACCACCGGACAGAGGAAATGGGTGTTGTTTTGTTCTCTCTCAACCCCAGCGAGACAGGATGCTCCGTTTTTTACTACATCATTCGAGTTTGGCAAGAGGCCTTTCAGCCCCTCCGTTTTTCGCATTATATAGGTAGAAACGCAGCATTTTTCGCTGGTTCTGCAAAGCCTTCGGAGCTGCTTTTCACAGCCCCGAAGGCGTCGGTCGTGCTTGCTATTTCAACCGGAAAGCGTCAGCTTTCCTCCTCAAAAACCCGCTTCAGCAGCGATTCGCTCGCCGCATGCACATCCAGCGGATGGCCGGCAGCGCGGAATTCGATGCCGTCAAACTTGTACTCCAGCACCATGGGGATGGGGTCAAACTTGGGCAGCTTCAGTTTCTTCATCCCATCCTCGGGCTTGAAGTCCTTCAGCACCTTCTCGCAGATGGCCTGCAGATCCGGCAGTTTCTCCCTCATAGCCTTGTCGATCATAGGCTCGTCCTTGGCCTCATGCTTGCCCCTTGTTCGGATCACCGGGATCCCGTCATTCTTCAGGATCTCGATCATCTGGTTCTTCACGTCCTCAAAGGACATCGGCCCGCCGATCCCCTCATGATAGACTCCGTCCTCATCGTACACATCAATCGTGACGATGCCGCGCTTCTTGCTCATGGTCATACCTCCTTTTGTTATCGTGGATCTCTTCTGCGCATTGCGCATGGTGCAGCGGGCAGGAGTTGCACCTGCACTGCCCGGGTCTGCGCGGGGTCACAGCCGGGGGGCCTGCTTGTTAGCCGACCGCTGCATGATTCCCCCACCTGGGGGAGGTCTTATCGTTCCATCACCCACACCGCCAATACAAGAATCAGCGGCAGGATAATCAGCACTTCTGCAATTTTGATCAGTACCATCTCGTTCGCTCCTCCACCGGCGTCATGTCCTCATGGTACAGGCTGCAGTCCTTGTCCTTGTTCTGCAGCTGCCCGAATGGTGCGCACGGCCAGTCCTTGCCCTTGCGTTTGCGCTTGGGGTCGTAGTATGCACAGTTGACGCACTCGCGCTCTCCGTGCTTCGCAGGGATACTCTTGGCGGCGTCGCTCATGCCGTTGCCCCCTTGATTTCTCCCTCCCATCCCATCGCCCGCAGGAAAGGTATGCGGGGGATCTTGGTGACCTGCCCCAGCCGGATCACCGGGAATCCAATCGATGCCCGGCCCTTCTCACTCGATGCCAGCACGCGGATCTTGTGCGGATCGCAGCCGATCACGCCTGCCGCCTCATCCGGCGTCAGGTTGTTCTTCTCCATATTGGCGACCTCTGCAAGTGTCAGCTTCTTTGCCATGTTTCTCCCTCTCTTTCTATTTTTGAAAGCTCCCCATGGGATTCGAACCCACATCCCCGGATTACAAATCCGGCGCTCTGCCGTTGAGCTAAGGAAGCATAGCCCTCCTTTAACGTCCTACAGCGCAGGAGGGCGGCCTGGGGGAAAGGATGATGATGAACCCCAGCGCCTGGCCTCGTCTGGGCATACCACCCAAGTCGGGCCGAATGTAGGTGTAACAATGGTGGCTTGCCATTGTACTGGAGCGGCAGACGGGAATCGAACCCGCGTCCTCGGCTTGGAAGGCCGATGCTCTGCCATTGAGCTACTGCCGCAGATGGTGGCGGGCGCTCCTTTCGTAGCCCTGGTGTACAGGAGCGCCATCGTGGTCTTCACCGCCCACATCCCAAAGACGATGAATTGTCCACCGACCGGGCCGCACTTCGCCCTAAGGAGGTTGCCTTTGCATGCCGCAAAGGTTGCCTAAGCGGGCCTCACGCCCGTGGTGCAGACGGCCGGAATCGAACCGGCGTGAAGCAGCTGGTCTGTCAACAGCCGCTACACGATGAACAGCCGTGTGCTCTACCGTCTGAGCTACGTCTGCATGCGGCGGCATTACGCCGCCTGAAGGAGCAGCGCGAGGATTGCGATGGCCCCCGCGAGGCACGTGGCGAGAAAGATGGTGGCGAACCATCCGTCCACGTTGATCTTCCGGATGGGCCTGCGGGCGTTGCCCGGCCCGTCCAGCCACTCGGTCTGCCGGCGGTTGTACCTGCAGACGTGATCGGGATACTTTCCTGCGTAACCTGCGTTGCTCATGGTGTCCTCCATTGCGTTCATTACAGTTGCTTATCCAGCTCCGCGAGGATCCGGTCACATGCCGACCTCGCCGCCTGATACCGCTGCTCCGCCACGGATGGCGGGGCCGTGTCGTTGATGACCAGTGCCGCAGCCGCCATGCCCGCCCTTGATACTGGCTTGTATGCATGCGGCGCTGGCCTGTTGTCCGCAAGGATGGATCGGATCGCGTCCTTGCTCAGCTCCTTGTGATGGAGCCGGTTGTTCTTGCGGCCCATCAGGATGCCTCTTTCTTTTCCAGCATGTGCTCAAGGC